ATAAAACCTCAAGAAGAGAGGAGAGTCTTTTTTTATTTGTATAAATATAATTTATTCATATAGATATAGTTCTAAGCCATCTCCATTCCAGCATAAATTTCCAAATAATCTTGACTTTTAGTAATAATTTTTGTATAATTAAAATCTTTTTTTAGCTGGGGTATAGCCAAGCGGCAAGGCAATTGGTTTTGGTCCAATCATTCGGAGGTTCGAATCCTCCTACCCCATCCATTTGGTGAATGTTATTAAATCTTCGCATTTCTTGTATCGCAGAGTAGAGCAGTGGTAGCTCGTCGGGCTCATAACCCGAAGGTCGGTGGTTCAAATCCACCCTCTGCAACCAAACAACCATTACAAGGGCATTTGATAAAATCTTAAAATATTCTTATTTTTCCAAAGCAGAAAACATCAAATTTTCGACAGTATTTTTCGATTGTTTTATATTGGCAGTGATATATTTTTGCGTAGTAATGATATTCGTATGACCGAGAGTAAAGCTTACTTGCTCGATCGGCAGCTTTAGATGATTAATGCAATACGTACCAATAAGATGCCTTATGTCGTGAAGCCTAATCTTAGGTAAATTGTTTCGCTTTAGCAAAGAATTCCAACTTCTACGTAGATCAACAAATTTTGTTTTAGTGGCAGGATTGATAAAGACATAGCTATTTAGCTGATTATTCTGTTTTGCGGATATATAGCGCTTCAATAGCCTTTTATAGAGCTCATCACTCATAGAATAGACCATATCACGCTTAGCTTTATTGATTTGAAAAGGTATGACGTAGGTTTTAGTCTTTAAATTTAAGTCGCTCCAACGCAAGCTTAAAACCTCATTTTTACGCCTACCGTGAAGCAGAAAAAAGAATATATCGGCGCTATCAGCTTCATTTTCACAGATGGCTTTTATAAATTGTCTTTGGACGGATAGCGGATAATCAAAGTATCGCTTATTATCAAATTTAGGCAGCTCGACGAAGTCGCAAGGATTTTTAGCTATAAGCTCAAGCTTTTGAGCAAATTTAAAGATTACGTGAAGCTTTGCAAGGATATTTTTAACGGTCTTGATTTTATACTCAGCTTTGATTAAGCCGTTACAGAGCCTTTGGATATCCAAAAAGCTTATATCGCTTACATCTTTTTCGCCTAAGCTTGAAGCTATATGCTTCTTGTAGGTTGATATATCGCTTTCCAAGGTATGTTTGCGAAGTATAAGCTCGTAGAATTCTACGTAATCATTAAAAAGCTCGTTAAGCAGCATAAAAAATCCTAAATCCTACAAAAACTCTCCTGTGTATAATTCCTTTATGCTTTTCTTCGCCTTTTCGACCTTTTCGGTTTGCCCCTTTTCGTGATAAAGCCGAAAGGTCACGTCGCCTAAAAACAAATTATCGTAAGTCATCGTTTTGGAGCATTTAAATTTTCCATTCGTTGAAAGAGATAATTTTATCCCGTAAATGATTTTTTGGATATCTCCGAAAGGAAAGCTGTCGGCGATTAGACTTCTTGCGGCTACGGCAAACTCTTTTTCTATCTTGCGTTTTTTGATATTGATCCCCGTAAGCTCCCTTTGAAGCTCTTGCACCTCTGTTTTATAGCTCATTGATTTACTCCTTTGAAAAACACCAGCCAATGTGTTTGACTTCTTTTTTGTCCAAATATAGGCTCTTGCGAAAAACATTTTAAAACCTCGCTTAGCTTTATTTTGCTTTCGTTCCATTTAAAAACTAGCGTTCCGTTCGTTTTTAGCACACGCATGCATTCGCTAAATCCTTTTGCCAAGTCCTCACGCCAGTTTCCATCAAGTCTTCCATAATATTTCTCAGCCCACGAGTTCTTACCCGGCGTAGGCATATGTGGCGGATCAAACACCACAAGATGAAAGCTCTCATCATCAAAAGGCAAATTCCTAAAGTCTACAACCATATCCGGATTTACTTTAAGTATTCGCCCGCCATCTAAGGTATATGTTTCATTGCGTTTATCGCAAAACAAAACATTCTCATCCTGCTTATTAAAATAAAACATTCTGCTTCCGCAGCAAACGTCTAGTATTGGTTTCATTATTTCTCCTCATTAAAACGGATACGGCATAACACCATTATTGGAATACTTAAATTCAAGCTCTCTGATATCCTCTAAAGCGTGCTCCGTAAAATATCTGATATGATTTTTATAGCGTTGCAGAAACCCACGCTCGATCATCTCATTCTCAAGCATAGCGTAATCGACTACGCCGTTTATATCGTCTGTCATCTCTTTTTGGTTGTCGCGCCAGTATAATTTTAGGCGCTCGTCGCTCATATCTTTCCAAGCAGTGCGGAATATCTTGCTTGGTTTGTAAATTATAGGCTCGACACCGCTATTATAAGCCTCCCTAATAGATTTAAGTTCATGAGATTGGATTTTACCGCTACTTTGAGCCGGATTGATATTTTTAACGTATTCGTGCATGAGCCTACCGCAGACATAATATAGCAGGTGTCCGTCCTCGTATATAAGCTCCTCTGAAGTATATGGGATAGACATAAATATACTTTGGCTCTTATAATCCCACTCTATAAGAGTATTATCGAAGTCTTTTAAGATATTGAGGTTGCCGAGATCGCGCAGACCTTTAATGAAATTTATCTTGCGATATACCCAAAGCGGGATTGGATTTTGCGAGGATAAAAACCTGCGAATTTTGTGCTTTATAAACCACGCCTGAACCTCATTAATATCGTCCGTTTCATTGAAATTTATAAAGGTCTTGGTGATATATTTCATCACGTAGCCAGTAGCGTTATTAATCGAGGTCTGAAAGCCGTTGATTTCGCCGTTTGCTATCTGGGACGCAGTTAAACGCTCGTTTCTTAAATTCTGCGGGGCGTAGAACACGTCTTTGTAAATTTTAAGCAGATACGGGATTGTATGCCTTGGGGCATATATCAAAGCATGGATATGAGGCACGCCGTCCTTCTTATGCGGCTCAAAAGTGCGTATATACTGAAATACTTCACCCTCGTAAACGCGCCTGAAGCGCTTCGTAAATTTATGAAAATTATAGTTTAAAACGTTAGCCAAATCCTTTATGCTAAAAGGAATGCCCTCATTTAGCTTTTGCTTCTGCTCTATCGGAAGCGATCTAATATCCTTGGTAGTAAATGTGGCAAAATTTCCCACTAGCGCCTTACGGAAGCAGCCGTTAAGCGTAATAGTAAGAAACACGGGCACCAGCTCATGCTTGATTGAAAGCATATGTATGGTATTTGTCCTATTAGCTACCTCGGCGTAATAGGTGCTTGAAAAGTTTGCAGACTTTGAGACCGAAAGCAGGCTTTTTTCTTCACCGAAAGAATTTACGAATTTATAATCCTTCAAAAACTTTCGTTGTCTGTCAATTTTAAGCTTTACGGCTGAAAAATCAGCATCATTCAAACCGAACATCTTTAAGCTTTATTTAAGAGTGACAGTTTTTTATTAAATTGACAAGGGAGAGAGCAAAAGCTCGCTGCGCTAGCGCTTAGCTCGCTTTTGCTCTTCGGTTGTCCCTTGAATAATGAGCCGTATATCTCTACACACATCTTAATTTACCTCGATTGTGAGAGTAATAATACTGGTGCTTTTATAATTCTGCTCGATAGAAAAAAGATATTTGAGTATAGGTATATCCTTGAGTAGCGGCACGCCGTTGCGCTTTGAATAGGCTACGTCTTTGTTTATGCCACTTAGCACCAAAAGCTCGCCCCGCTTTAAGCTGTAATTTGATTTAAGTTCTTTCTTGCTCGTGCGCGGCGTAAGGGTGTTTTGCGTATCGAGCAGGTCTTCCACGACTAAATCAAGGCTAAAATCGACATTAGAGTTTTGAAGCACAACCGGGCGAATTTTAATCTTTAGGCCAACGTCTTTATACTCGTAGCTGTTTTGAGTGGCGGTGCCGTTTTGAGTGTAGGTGCTGGTATTTGTGAGGTATGGCACATTTTCAACGGAGGAAAAATAAACCTCGGCGCCGCTTTTGGCAACCAGAAACGGGCTTTGCTTTATGGTAGTTACGCCGTTTTGCTGCAAAAGGCTTAGCACTCCGTAAAAGCCCCGCTTCTTTGTAGTTACGACATTTGTTTCAGCGCTATAAGGCATAGTGATAAGATTTATAAAATAATTCAGGTCGGAGCGGGTTATTACGTCGCCTAAAGAATTTAGGTGCGAGCCTATATCCTTATAATCGTTGGTATTTGTTTCAAGTATGGTAAGCTTGAAATTTACCTGTTCGAGCTTTTTATCGCTTCTTTGAACGAAATCTATTATGTCGCTGTATTCATCGTCGCTCGCTTTGAATACGACGGAGTTTGTAGAGCGGATATAGCTTGAGTTTTGATCGGTCATCTTGCTTACTATCTTATCGGCGTCGTCGTAAGAGTTATTGGCTAAGGTAAGGTATCTTAACCTGCGCTCGGCGCTAATGCTGCCATTGGCATCGCCATAGTCCCTATCCTTCTTAAAGACGTAATAAAAACCGTCGGTAAGTATAAGCTTTAAACCCTTGCTCTCTATGGCTTTACGGAAATGCTTTATTGTTACATCGGAATTCTTAGCGGTATAGAAGTAAAAGCTATTTGGATCTATCTCATCGCTGATTAGAATATCGATTTTTGAATTATGACTGGCAACGTTGGCGAAATCAAGTAAATTTAGCTTAATCTCTTCGCTAAAAGAGCTACTTAGAATAAATAGCACTAGAAAAAGAACTTTTTTCATTGTTTAACTCTTCCTTTTTTAAGTTATCGAAAACAGGCTTATCAAAGCCAACAAAAAAATACGTAATACCTTTACCTTTAAACGAACGCACGTTAAATTTAGGCGGGGAACGCAGAAAGATGAAATTTAAGTATCTCTGATCAAAATGATCGTAAGTGCCGTTTTGAATGGAGCAACGATCGTAGAAGCAGTAAATTTGGTATATGTAGCCGATAGGAGGCTCATTAGAATTTGGCACAGAGGAATTAAATAAAGCTTTAGTGCTGTTACCGCTTACGCTTTCGATAGGTTGATTGGATTGGGTATAAGGGGCGGGAGCAGGTTCATCGGCAGGCTTGAAAAGCGAGTAAAAGCGGTAGAACGCCAGGAAACAAAAGACACAGAGCACCACAGCTAAACCAAAAAATTTAACTACGATGGACGAGCCTTTTTCCTTGGAACCCGCAATGTAAAGATCAAAGACCTCATTAAGAGCAGGTAAAGTAAAACCGCCACCCTTAATCATATCGCTTTGATTCATTCGGTAGCTGATAAACTGCTGATACCTAAGACGGCTAGTAATAAGGCGACGCGCAGGCTCTACGGCTCTATAAAAATACTCGGCTACGGCTTTGTAACCCGTATCGATTAGGCTTAAATCTTGCGATATAAGCCAAATATCTTGAAATAGATGAGCGTGATAGGTAAGCCACCAAGTTAAAATTTCATCGCTTTTCTTAGTAAAAAAGTTATGAGCTTCATCGATCACGATCAAGCAGTGATTAAGCTTAAAATCCGCAGCCTTTTCATTTAATTCAGTATCATTAGCACCGCCCATATAAAGATCATAAAGCAGACTAAGGTTATATTTGAAATCGTTAATATCCAAAGGCTTGATTTTTTCGCTTTTGGAGTAGTCAAATTCATTTATATTAGTCCAGCAAATAGTATATTTATCAGCTTTCTTAGGCTTTTTAATAAATTTATCGAAAAAAGAGGGCTTAGGAACTTCGATAAAATTCTTATAAATTTGATAAACAGCTAAATAGGTCTTTCCACTTTTCGGTATGCCGGTAAGATATGAGATAGCCATTTTAATCGATCCTAGAGATAAAGAGATAAAGCAAGGTTTTACGGAAACTCTCAAGCCCTTTAATAAAAATTTTTAACCCGGCTAAAGAAATGCAAGTAAAGAACATAGGTTTAAAAATAGTCCAAGCGTCTTTAAAAGCGTCCAAAATCCCAAGTGCTTTTAAAATATTAAAAAACAAAGTAACAAGCTCATCAGCATTACCAGAATAAGAATTTATATAATTTAAAAGTGAATTTATTTGACTCAAAGCAAAGTAAACCAAACCGATCAAGCCCATATAAAAAGTTACCATAAACCCAAGAACAAAAACGGAAATAGTAAGCATAGCTCCAAAACGAACGGCAGCAGCAGCCCATTTTTTAACAAAAGAACCGAAAAAACCAAGAATAGCTAAAATAGGCATTATATTAACCTTAAAATAATTTTAAATAAGGCTACAGAGAATATAGTAAGGAACAAAGCATAAAATATAAAATACAAAACAGGGCGGGCGTCCTTAACAACAGCACAAATATCAATAGATATTTTTTTAGTAAGACCAGATTTAATAGTAAATTCTTTATTTATAGGGCAACTCTGAACGACGCCGCCCGGCTTGAAATCACTTAAAGAGCCGTTTTTAATTTTGTCATAAGCCCCCTGCAACTGATTTTTAGCATCGCCATACATATCAGTAACCTTTTTTACTCCGTCGCTTACAGTCTTAGTTAATTTGTCATAACCGCTAAAGTCCATTTTTGGATTATCTTTGTCGCCATCCTTACCCGGTTTCGTGCCATTATTATTATCAGGATTACCCGGCTTCGTGCCATTATTATTACCTGGATTGTTACCACCGCCCGGATGTCCTCCACCACCTTGATTAGGTTTATCGGGCTTTGTATCGTTGGTATCGGGCTTATCAGGCTTAGAGCCACCACCGGGCTTGGTATTATTGTTATCGGGTTTATCAGGATGATTAGGATTTGGAGCAGGAACAGCATTGGGTCCGTAACTATCATCAGCGAAGCAAATGTTAGTAGCACCAGGTTCGGTGTCTTTGACATAGTAGCTTACGCTAAATTTAGTATAATCCCCATTAGGTCTAGCTTCGGGATCATCCTTGGTCGTAATGCAGCTATAAGAGCAAACAAGCGAATCGGCAGTAGAGCCATCACCACCATCATTAACAATTATAGAGGAAGTAGTGCTATCAAAACCAAGCTTTCCTGCACGCTTACAAATACAATTTAAGCGATCGCGCTGATTAGTAATATCCTCACATTTATTGACACATAAACCGGTAGTAGAGTCGAAATATTCACCTACTTTGGTATTACATTGAACGCAAATCTTTTGAATAGAATTAGGCTTTTTAGCCCACGAATAAGTTTCGTGTTTAAAGGATACACTACCCTCGTAAGTTTCAGAACCTAAAAATTTATAAAGAGTGGCAGGATCATCAAAATAACCATCAGGAGATTTAGAAGTTGGATCTGATTGAGAATAAAAGGAATCCTTTTTAAAAGCAGACTCATTAAAATTAGGTTGTGCATAAGCATTATTCTCAATCTGAGTATATTGACAATGCTCGACAACACCATCAACTATGCCGTTGTAAAGCCACATATCGCCGGCGTCAGTAATTCTTAAACGATAATCATAGGAATTAGACGAAAGGGGAATTTGAACGGCAAAAGAAAGGGTAAACAATGATATTAGTATTAGAGGGATAAATTTTAACTTACTAAACATTTCTTACTCTTCCTTAAATTTGCGTAGGGGGAGCGAACCCGATTTTAATCGCAAGCTCATAAAATCGGCTCCCCCTGCGACCCTGTTATGCGCGGCGGCGTGG